CTTCTTCTATTTCAACTTTTTTATCTTCAGTCGCACCCAATTCAGAACAATCGATAATGTCAATATAATCTTTAAAACAATTAAATTCCTTCTCATTCATATTCACCTTAAACCTTGTATTTGGTTTTAGGATACTACCTCTATAAACAAGTGTTATATTAGCAATCCCATCGACTTCAAAAATCTTTCCCATAAGTTTCTCCTATAAATTAAGCACCAACCTTACAAATGTAAATTTCTTTAACATTTCTAAATGCTGGGAAACCGATTGCAGATGCTTTAGTCCAAACACCAGCAGGGTCTGTTGTTTTCCATTGAGTTACAGAAACAAATCCGTTTGTAGATTCAGCAATGCCGTAATCTTCTTCTGGTGAACTTGTTACGAATGTGTTACCCAATGTGTTAAGTGTTGTAATAAATGTAATTGTGTCTTCATCGAAGAATCTATATTGTGTATCTGATTGTGCAGAAAGTTTATATGTGTCTTCGTATGTGATGAACTCAATGCCAAGTAAACCTTTAAGGTATTCTTTTGCCCAGTCTTCTGTTACATAAGTTCCTTGTTTACCAGCGATTTCACCAAGTTTTGTGTTTCCTAAAATGTAACCCATAACTTTGTCAGATGTAATTGCTCTAACGATTTTGTTTTTAGAATTTCTTTTGATTTTTACTAAATCGCCAAGAATATCTGTGTTTGCGTTAGACCAACTAGAAACAACAAGTCTGTGGTCTTCTGGAAGTCTGTAATCAATTTCTTTTGTAACATTGTTTTCAGAAATTGAAATTTTACCTGTAGCAAGTGCTTCGCAAGCAAATGCTTCAAAACGAGTTAAAACTCTTGAGATTAAGTTAGCAGCATCATTGAAAACTGCTTCCATAATTGCTCTTTCTTCTTTTGACATTCCAAGGTCTTTGATTTTTTTACGGAGTGCTTCACCTTGATTTAATTTTTCTTTAATCAATAAAAGTTCGTATTCAACTTCTTGGAAGTCTGGTCTGTCGCCAATTCTTGCTTCAGTATCAAGAGCGTGAACAAGTGCCATTACTGGAACATCTGCGCCTTCTACTAAATTAGCAACAGCAAGTTTCATATTTTCGGTTTTTACCATTGGGAATAATTTTAAGCCAAGGAAATCTTTTGTTGCACGAACATAGTCGAAATCTTCACTTATTTGAACCCAAGTTTTACCTTCAAGTAATCCTAAATAATTCATATTCTATCCTCCTATGACAAAGTAGTAACGGTAGCCACTGCCAATGCACTTGATTTGTGGTTTACGTTATCTGCTCCTGCGTTAATATAGTATGTTCCTGTAGCCGTTGCTGTATAGCCAGTTGTGGTTACTGTTGTAATTTTTACTTTGTTGCTATCAAATACGTTGTAGCCAATAGCACCAGTAATTCCTGCCCAAGAAATATCTGCGCTTGCAACTGTAACACTTGGTGTTGATAATGCTGTTAATCCAGCAGTTCCAAAATCAGGTCTTGTTACAGAGCCTTCTGCTATAGCATATAAGCCTTGGTCTTTAAAGTATGACACATAAGATACAGCGCTTGCTGGTAATTTAGCATCAATGTATGAGCCTCTTATCATTAAACTGCCTTCGTGTGCGCCATCAGTAATATCAACATCTTCATATAGTAATCCATAATATGGAGATGTGAAGATTGTTCCAGCCTTAACAACTTTACGGTCGCCTTCAGTTACATAACTAGCGTCTGCTGGAACGGTGATTGTTTTTGTTACCAAACCAACTTCACTGCCAAGGAAATTAGGTCTGTTTTTAAAAACTTTTTCCATATTCTATTCTCTCCTATCAAAATTTTTATAATTCAACTTTCTTCACGCTATTATTATCTTGTTTTTCATCCCAGATTTTAAATGCGCTTTTTGCTGGACCAGAAGTTGTGCCATCGCCCAGTGGAGATGTTTGAGTTGTGTCTTTAATCATACTAGCCTTTACCGATTTAACCGTTTCATCAATTCTGTTTTTAAGAATCTTTGCGAACGATGCAGGGTTCAAACCTTCTTCCATAAAGATTTTTCTCTCATCTACCGAGAAACCGTTATCTGCTAATTCTTTTTCAAGTTTGAATGTCGCAATCTCGGCTTCCATTTTCTTTTTGCTTTCTATAAGTTCTTGAAACTCTTGATTTCTCTTTTCTTCATCAGAAAGTTTATCACGTTCCTTTCTCTTATAATCGGCATTCTCACTAGAAACTTTGTCATAAGCATCAGATTTTTTCATATAATCAGCATTTAATGAATTATATTTTTCCTGAAGTGCCTTAAACTCTTTTTCATAGTCAGGTTTTGCAGGTTCTGATGGAGTGCCTGCCACTCCTTGTGCTTCTCCAGCACCTTGTTGTCCTTCAGCAAACAACTGAATGTTGAAGAACTCTTTGTTGTTATTTTTCATAACTTTCTCCTTGCGATTATTTACAAGTCTTCTCTGACTTGGGCTTCTGCCTTGCGATTATTGATAGGTTTTCTCTAACCTACATTTTAACGTGTTCTGTCACATATAATTACTCTTGCGAGTTATTACCATTACTATTATCTACATTTTTAGTAGATTTGTCAACATTTTCTTGATTTTTTTCGGAAATTTTATCAATCTCGGCTTGCCACTTTGTCGCAACAGCATTAGTATCACTAAACAAACCACTTGCCTTAACGATTTCATCTTTAGGGAAGTTTACTCCAGCCAACTGTGCGATACCTTGTGCTTTTACCAAGAAATTGTCGTTTTGGTTGATTCTGTATTTTATATCTATTTGGCTTGCTGATAGTGAATTTATTGGGTTGTTAGGTATTTGCTTACAAATGAATAATATTTGTTTTAACACAGCATAATCACCTTTTAGCAATGTTGTAATATCGTTATTGATGATTGTATAAGCATTATTCCAACCACCACCAAGCAATCTCGCTTGACCAGTATCACCACCACTTGTTACTTGACCACTTGCGAGTGGGACACCAGCAATATCATACATTTGAGATATTCTTTGTTCATAATATGTATTAAGCCCTTCATAGTTTATCTCAACTTTAATTGTGTCTAAATCTGCAACAGAGTTTTGCTTTGATTGTTGGCTATCACGAATTATAACAGCCCCAGCCTTTTTCATATCCAAAACATCGTCTTTTGAAATATCGGTGTTTTTGAACACTAAAATCACATTGGCATTATCAACAATCATATCAGACACACTCGAAATCAATGTGTTCACAGAGTTAAACAAATCTCTATTAAGTTCAACAAGCCCAAGCCTTGAAGAGTTGCTAGAATGCTCAACCATTGGTAAAAACTCAATAACTTTATTGTTTATTTTTACAAGGTCATCTATTTGGATAAAATTAAAATCACTTTTTGTTTCATAATATGCGTATTTTGTTTCTACCCTAATTTGTTTCCTTAAATCAATTTCATCGCCTTCGCCAACATCGACTTCAGCAATAGAAACAGAGAAAAGTGGCTCTTTATTCATACCACTAGAATATACAACAAAGTTATGGGTAGGCTCAAGAACAGAAAACTCAAATGGGGCTTGAGTTGTTATATCAAACCCATCTTCTTCTCCAGCAAACTTATATCTCACATTGCCAGTTGTTTCATCTACACCATCAGGAACGATAATGTCTGTCCTAATTTTTGTATATGTAACACCGACACCAGTCGAGTAAATCCACTCTTTTAAGTCCTTATCTTTAGCAAAGAAATCACTATCAGTAAAATATCTATCCAAGTATGTCAAATCATTACTTTGGCTATCTGCTTTGTAAGTGTAATCTCTTTTTTCCCCAGTTAAGAAACCAACCTTAAAGTTCACTTGCCTAAATGCGTGGTTTTCAACTATTTGATTGTTGTTCTCACTGTCTTTTTGATAAAGACGTTCTTTCTTATAAATGTCTTGAAGACCAAGCATATATTGATAAAGGAATCCTTCTTTATCCGCATTGGTCTTATGAGTTGCTAATATTCTAGGTAAATATTTTTTTATCGTAACCAAAGCCGCATCTGTATCAACAAAGTCAGAATTGGTTTTAGGTATTTCAATCCTTTTTATCCCTTTAAAATCAAATACTGGTATTTCTAAATTATAAGTTGCACCCATTATTTATCTCCCCGCAATTAGTAAAATGTATTTTTATTCAACTATTTGCATAAACATTCACTCAAATTTGTATGATTATAAATTTTTTGTATTTTTATTCACTTTTCTGTATGGAATACGATATTTTTCTCTTACAATAGTGACAGGTAACATTCTCATTTGATTTCGCTAGGTTTAAATCAGCGTAGTAACCATCTTTTGGATATAATCTAATTTTTTTCCCACATTTTGGGCAGACTAATTCCTGCATATTGCTCCCCTCATTAAACCCTTGTAGCATAATTTTTTAAATTTGTCAACTAATTTTTTACTAATTATGCAAATTTGTTTTTCAATCTCCAAAAATAATCTTCAAAAGTTTCTCTTTCTCTTATGCTTGCACTTGAGAAATGGTCCACCCTTGTTTGTTGGTAAACCCTATCAAATGTTTC